GGCTTCAACCTTGAGGGCTTCCAATTCCTTGGTCAGCGTTTCGTTGATTTGCTCAAGCGTCATGTCGGTTTCTATCTTTACCGAGCGTGTCAACCCAGCGGCTTCCTCACGCTCCGCATCAAGGCGGGCGGTGGTGCGCTCTGCCCATTCCGCTGCCCTCATGCTGCCGTTGGCATCACCGCCCCAAAGGAGCCAAGCCACCAAGCCGGGGCCGGGATAGCCGGGAGCCTTGGGGTCTTTGTTTTTGGGAGCGTCAAGGTCAGCCTCATGCCGCCGGAGCCATGGCCCCATGCGGCGCACCTTGTCTTCAGAAATGGAACCATCAACCATGTCCCGTGCCTCACGCACGGTTTGCGGCTTCAGCCCATCCCCGCTGTGTCCTTCCTCATGCATCTTCAGCCCACGCCGAGCGTTGGCAGAAACATATGAGGGGACGGGGACGGTCTGCGGCATCAGAGGGATGCGTTGAGGCGGTCAATGACCTGTTGCCGGGATGCAATGCCCGTGAGCAGACCCAGCTGCGCCGCCCTGCGGCCCGTGAAAAATTGGCCCTGCATGGCCTCCTCCGGCACGGTGGTGCGAACCGCCTTCACATCAGCCTTGAAGGTGGCGGCATCCTCATTGATGTAATCTTGCAGGAAGGCCAAATGCTCCGGCGTGACGGGTGCGCCGGGGGTCAGCATACCCTTGGCCCAGCCGGAGGAGATCACATGAACCTTGATGCCAGCCTTGGCTGCGGCTTCCGAAATATCCTCAACCACAATCATGGAGCCAATGCTGCCGTAATCCCCCGACTCAATCCCCCACACCCGCTGGGCAACCCCGGTGGAATGGAAAGCAGCGGAATGGATGGAGGTTCCCCAAGTTTCAATGGGCTTCTTGGCCCCGGAAACCATGCGGCTCAATTCCGTGACCCCAACCACATACCCTCCGGGGCTGTCCACATCAAACATCACCGCACCAATCTGCGGGTCAGCCAAGGCTTGCCCAAGCTGGCTGGCGGTCTGCGCCACATCCACCATCCCCAAGGCCCGCTCAACCGGGGAGAGGTTGAACCCCGTGAAACCCTTGAAGGGTATGACAGCCACACGCCCCTGCACCTCCATCTCTTGGGGCTTCATGCTGGCAAGCAGGGCATCCAGCATGGAGGAGGATTGGGGTTGGCTCAAGGCTTCCACCTTCCGCAGAAAGGCGGTGGCGGCGATGGGTTCAGCGGACATTCCCCGCCGGGTGGCGGTGATGATGTTGGAAAAGAGCATTGGGGTGATTAGTCTGCGGGGGAGGGTTCGGGGTCAGACTCCTGCCCAGCAAAGGGAGGGAGAGGGGAGGGGGCGGCGGGGTCGGCGGGCTGGGGCTGGCTCAACACCGTGGGCATTGAGATATCCTCATAAGTCAGCCCACGATCCTCTGCCACCTGCTTACACCAAGCCTTGAAATCAAGGCGGGCAATAATTTGGGCCTCTGCGTCATCCCCACCCTCCTCAATGATATCCTGTAGATTTCGGATGCCAGCCTCTAGCTCACGCACCGTGGCGAGGGATTCCCGGCCCACATCAATGGACAGGCGGCGGGGCTGGTTAAATGCCATCTTTTCCCAGCCATCTTGGGCGGGCAACACCCCGGCGGTGATGCGATCAGCAATCACATACTGCGTTGCCTTGCGCTCAAGCCCGTCAATCAGCAAGCGGCCCATTGCGCTGAATTGCCGTTCAACCTTGGCAAGCTCCATCCGAACCACGGGGCCACCAATCTTTGTGGGGTTCAGCAGGAAGTCAGAGGAAATGCCCGTGGCGTTGGCAATCTCACGCTCCAACGCTTCCGACATCGCCAGCACATTCAGATTGGGCCGGGTGGTTTCAAAGGCTTGCAATTCCTCATCGGGGCCAATTGCCATTGATAGCCCACCAAAGGCACGGGATACATCCTCCGGGTTGGTGGCTTGGGCCTTTCGGGCCTTGCCGCCGGAACCGAAAAAGTCTGCGTCAGAAGGGTCGAACTCACCGCTGCGGCTTTTCAAAACAAATGTGCGCCTTGAGAATTCAAGCACCGCCAAACGCTCTGCCTCCATGATGCTGCGTTTGTCCCGCAGGCAATTGAGGGCAACTTGGATGCGGCTGATGCCCCTTGCACCTGTGGTGCGCTCCGGGTCATAAAGGTGGATGATGGAAGCCGCCCCGTAATAGGCAAAGGAACCGTCATCCTGCTGGATGGCGTAGGTGGTGGGCCGTCCCTGCCTGTCGAATTTAATTCCGTTAATCCAACCCCGCTGGTTGATGATGTCGGGCTGCACAACCTTGTGGGCCTCCACCACTTGGAGGCAGGGCGCACCATCCTTGTGGCGGGTGCGGATGAAAAACAATTCCCCGTCCACCAAGATGGCACGGGCCGACATCCGCAGCAGCTGGTTCCAAGTATAGCGCCCCGTGATTTCCGGGCGGGCATGGAACAACTCAACCTGTTCCTTGGCGGCTGAATTCCAAGAAGGGTTTTTGGTAAGCGGCTGATAGCGGAACCCGTCCCCCACGGCATAGGTTTGGTGGGCGTTGATGAGGGCGGCAATGAACGGGCTGTTTTTCTCCATTGCCCGCATGACACGCAGCAGCTCCCGCTGGTCGGCAGGGGTCTGCTCTTGGGTCAGATCACCGGGGGCCGTGTGCTGAACCCTCACACGGGCGGGGCTAATCCTCACGCTCTCATAATTTTGAGAGCCTCCACCAAAGAAGCCTTTGATGCGGGGGAGTAGGTTAGACAGGATTCCGGGCATAAGGCTCAAGGCTGGTCGAGGTTCGACAGGTCAGCCGAAAGGTGGCGCAGCTTGGCCCCATAGGTGAGGGGGAATCGAACCCGCAGGGCGTGGTTCACCTCCTCAAGCACCGTATCCGTGGGGAGGGTGATGGTTTTGCCAACGCTGGTTCCGCTGTCCGACCAGCTCACCACCTGTGACCCGGCTGACAGGGCGGCAAATGCGTTGTCACGCAGGGTAAGCAGCTGTGCCTCTGTGAAGGTGATGAAAAGCCCCTTTGCCATTTGTATTTACCGCCCGTGTCAATCCACAGCCTCCCCGTCATCCTCTGCGGTTGGAGGCTCCGGCGGCGGCTCCGTCACCTTGCCTTCCGTCACCTTGCTTTCCCCCGCCAGCCCAAAGACAAGGGCGGGGAGCATCAGCAGGGTTTCACAATCCCAAAGGTGGTTGGCCCTACCCTTGGGGCATTTCCAAATGGGGATGCCAGCAGCTGTCTTGGTGCGCCGCTCCGCAGCCATCTGCTTCCTGTATTCTTCCCCGGCATCCAATGGGAATTGGTGAACCCCGGAACGCCGGAGCCGCCAAAGCAAATCCTTGAAAGGGAGGTTGCCGAAATAATAAACCTTGGTGACCATCCCCTTGAAGGGTTCAATCTCACGGGGCTTGGAGTAGGGGCGGGCTTTGACCTTCAGCGTCCCATCCGGCATCTTGGTGGGCCAAGGGTATTCGTTTTTGCGGTGGCCCCGTGTGCATTGCCATCCCATCTTTGCCGCCACCCTATGCACGAAATCCTGCTGGTCACCGCTGTCAATGAAGGTGAAGGGGGCAACCACCTCATGCTTTTTGCGGAACCCGTCCACCTCATCAATGGTGTGGAAAAAGCCCCAATCAATGAGGCGGCTGCGCCCGTCTGCGGAATAGGCCCGAACCACGATAAAGAAGCCGTCACGCTGACAGTCAATGCCCGCAAAGCGGAGGCGGCACACCGTGTCTCCGGGTGTAAAGACGGGGATGATGCTGCGGGTGGAGATGTCAAAACCAGCCTCATCATCCCATGGGTCACGCAATTTGAATGACCCAGGGGCAACCTCATCCGTGGAATCCATGATTTGAGAGGAATGGAAATGGGCCAGCTGCTTGGTCATGAAAATCTGCATGGGGGTTTCATCCCCGTTGGTTTGCGCCAATTTAGCCTTTGCCCAATCAATCGCAGCCTCACCCCACGGGCGGGCCGGGAGGCAATTCCAATGGAAGCCACGGAACGCATCACGGGCATTGTGGTTCATCCGCACATACCCATGCCCAGGCAGGGCAAGGCTGGTTTGGTTAAGGTCATGCCGCACCTGGTCTGAATCCTCAAACAGATGCCCACACCCGGCACAGGCCATCTTGGTTTCCTTGGCAATCAAACCCTCATTGACCCCATCGGCGGTCAGCCCACCCTCCGGCAGCTTGATGGTGTCCCAGCTCCAAGGCTGGACATGGGAGCAATGGGGGCATTTCCAATGGTATTCCTCTTGCGTGGTTTGCAGCCATTCCTGCTGGTAGTCATCACCCTCCGTCCCGCCCTGCCCCGTCAGCACCACCTTGGAAAGAAACCCGTATGACATCGTTCGAGCCTTGGCCTGTCGGATGTAGCCTTTATTGTTCGCAACTTGCCAAGCCTCATCAATGAACACCCATTTCACATGGTATCTTTGCAGGTTCGATTCAGCATCTGCGCCCAGCGTCCACACCTGGCTGGTTCCAATCCGCTGGTGCTTCCATGTCACATCCTTTCCGCTGGGCATGAGGGGGGCCACCGGGGGGCAACCTTCCCAAATGGGCTTCAGCGTCTCACGGAAAAACCCCTTGGCGTTGTCATTGGTGGGCTGGTAAATGATTACATCAGCCGGGGCTTTGCCCAAGATGTAGGCTGTGACCACCGCCACGAATACGGATTTGCCGGAGCCAATTGCGGCAAGGTTCACCACCATGCGGGTTTCCGGGTCAAACACCGCATTGATGGGGCCGACCAGCCAAGGGGAATGAATTGAGTTAAATGACCCAATCGGGCCAGGGAGGAATCGGCAATGCTCCTCCATCCAAGCCAAAGGGGTTTGCTCATCCTTGGGACGGAAAGGCTCCAGCAATTGGAGGGCAAACAGGTCAGCCCGTGGGTCGGTCATTGCTGGCCCTCCGCTGCCTCCGTGGGAGGGGTTTCCTCCGTGGGGGTATCCTCGCCCACCCCCTGCGCCTCAAGGGCTTGGTTGGCCTCCGCAATGGCATCCTGCACCGCATCCAGCCCAGCCAACGCATCCGGCTTCCCGGTGAGGCTGGCGGCGGCGGCTTGCGCCATCTCAAACACCTCACGCTGAATCTTAAGCCTAGCGGCACGAATCACCCCCAAGGCCCGTCCAGCATCCCCAGGGTTGGCCTCCTTTGCCATGGGGATTTCAGCCGCCTCATATTTGCTGACCATCAAGGCAAAGGCACGGCGCATCCCGTCTAGGGCGGTCTGTGCGTTGATGAGCTGCTTGGTCGCAAGCCCATGCCCAAGAGCCTTGTCACGGATTTGGAAAAGCTGGGTGATGGCCTTATTAAGTGAATTGTAATGCTTGGAGGCTGACGGGCTGTTTTCCCTCAAGGCCCGGAGATATTGCGCCCGATTAATCCGCACGATGTCCCGCTGGAAATCCAGCTGGGAAATAAAATCATCCATGTCCAGCAGGTGGTCAAAGGCAGGGACATCCCCGCCCCCCGTCCCACCCATCCCATCATCAACCGCCCCCTTGATGGCTTGCGTTTTCATCTGCGCCACCCCGCCCTTGCGGGTTGCCCTCCAAGCCTCTGCTGCCTCCCAGGAATCCATCGGCATCCCAGCCTCCCGCAACGCACCAACCCGCTGGATGCTGATGCCCCACCGCTGGGCGAATTCAGCTGGGTTCGGCATTGGGCTGGAGCGGAGTGGTCGGGTTTTCACCGCCTTCTCCCACCTGGATGGTGGGCGCATTGGATACAATGCTAACTCCGCATTTCAGTTTGCCCAAATACATACCAACCCCTCTGGCTGATATTTCACTAAATGGGATAATCGGTGCTGTCAAGCGTTGCCGTGCTTCCGGGTTCAAAAAATAGATGTATCGGAATTGGTAACCTTGGAGGGGCTTCCATGTCCTAAATTCTTTGGAAATCTTGAGGTGGTGGGCTTGTATGATGTGGACTGTTTCACCCGTTTTCGGGTTTGTTCGCAGAGCGTCACTCTCACGAATGTCCGTCAAAACAAAACCGCTCGCACGGTAAATTGTTCCGTCCCCGCATTGGGTTCCGTCTGCAAAAGAAATGACCCATTCGATGTGCGGGTATTTCTTTTTCAATAGCCGCATGGTTACGCCAATCGCCCTGCTTTCGCTGTTTTTGGGAAGCCAATCCGCAAAAGCCATACGGTTCAACTCGATGAACCCATTCCATTTTGTCCCGGCAACAATCCGCATCGAACCTTTTTTGTTAATGCTTGGCCCAAATTGCATGGCCCCACCGCATTTGCCATTGAGGAAAACCCCGAAATGCAGCTGGGCATTTGGAACAACCTTGCCGGAATAGTGGAGGCTTTTGATGATTTTGTCCGCATCTTGCCTAGAGATGGGCTTAACGATTATATCTTTAGCCTTCATTTTTTGTGTCAATGAAGTGGCGGCAGATGGCAAAAATGGCGTTGCCGTTTCCGTTTTCGTTTATCGCAGAAAGCCCAAGCCCCTTCGCCTTTGCATCATCAATGGCAGCGTCCACGATTTCTACCTGGTCATTGTGCATAGTGAATGTTCGCTGTTGGAAAGGAACCTTGTCACCGTCATCAAGGTCGGGCAGCTTGGCCTCATCCACTTCAAATGATGCCAACAATTTTTCCACCTCATCATCGGTATATCCAGCAGCAGCCAAAAGGGACGGGTCTTCTTCCTTGATGTCAATCAACTCGCTTTCGAGCAAATCCTTATCCCATGACCCAAGGTCTGACAAACGGTTGTCGGCAAGGCAATAGGCACGGGCTTCCTCCGGGGTCATGTCATCAATTACGATGCAGGGTATTTCCTTCAAACCAATGTGCATGGCTGCAATGTGCCGCCCGTGTCCGGCAATCAGCGTCCCATCCGGCTGGGCCAGCACGGGGTTGGTGAAGCCAAAGCGTTTGATGGACGCAGCCAAACGCTCCACCTGTTCCGGCGGGTGCAGCTTGGCGTTGCCGTCATATGGCTTGAGCCATGCGGTGGGAACCTGGCGCACCTCCAGCGGGTGCTGACGGGGGTGGGGGGTGTCTTGATTTCCTAGTGTGCTTTTGTCCATTTTAGTGGGGGGTGTATTGTTTTTGGCGAGGGTTGGAAAGGCTTAAAAAACAAAAGGTTTAATTTTAGGATTTTGCACGGGGTTTGCCGCTGCCGCCC